TCATCGCGCTCAAAGGCTTTACCGGCCGGCTACAGCTCAATCTTGGAGCCGCCGGATGACGAACCCCGTCCTCATCACCGCCAAGCGGCTGAAAACCGTCACCGTCCCCGGCGGCACGCTGTTTGCGGTTGCGGCGCAGGAACTCGGCGACGCCTTGCAGTGGACCCGGATCGCCAAGCTCAACGGCCTCTCCGATCCCTATTTGCCGTCCGCCATGACGCTCAAAATCCCCGCCCTCGATCGCAACTACGACGATGGGGGTATCCTTGGCTAGCCGCAACATTCTCGCCGCCATTCAGGTCGGAGCGAAAACCGCGATTTGCGAAAGTCTCGAGGTCTCGCTGTCCAAGCAGCAGAACTCCGATAGCTGTCACGCCGAGCTGCCGCTCAACGCCATCGACGGTTTCGGTCAGGCAATCGATCTCGCCTTCTGGGATAGCCTGACGTCGGACAGCGAACTCGTCGCCGTCTTCGACGGCGTGCCGGTCTTCTGGGGCTCACCCGATAACGTCGCCGTCGATTTTGCGGCGGGTATCATCAGCGTCTCCGGCCGCGACAAGTCAAAAGGCCCGATCGAAAAGAAATCAACCGAGAGCTTCAAGAACAAAACCCGCGCGCAAGTGGTGCAGGAAATCGCCGGCCGCCACGGTCTTGAATTTGTCGGCACCGGCTCGATGGACAAGGCCGGTAAGCAGCAGCAGATCGACTGGAACCACATCACCGACGAGGTGTCGGACTGGTCGACCGTGCAGCGGCTCGCCGACGAGGACGGCAAGGTCGCCTTCGTATCGAACGGCAAGCTCTTCTACAGCGATCCCGACGACACGACGACCGGCGTGCTGCCGCTCTTCTACGTGCCGCAAACGGCGGCGAGCGCGGCGCAATCGAATTTCCTGTCCTGCACCATCCACCGCAATTTGCAGGCTGGACGGCCGCATCAGGTCAACGTCCATTCGCACCACACCAAGAAAAACGAGACCTACCACGAGCGCGCCAACGTCGGCGGCAACGGCGCCATTCTGACCTACGACTATGAGCACGCCGAGCTGCAGAAGGGGCAGGGTCAGAAGATCGCGCAAAAGCGGCTCAGGGAGCACGTTCGCCACGAGCTGACGGTCGATTGCGATATTGTCGGCAATCCGCTCGTGCTGCCGACGTGGCAACTGGCGCTGACGGGCTTTGGTCCCTGGTCGCAGAGCTATTTCATCGACGAGGTGCATCACCGCGCCCGCCGCGACTTCACGACTTCAATCACCGCCCGCAATACCAAGAAGGGGCGTGGCGGCGCGGGCGGCGGCGGAGGTGGAGGTGGCGGAAGCGGTGACGCGGGAGGCGGCGCGGCGTCGGTTGGCGGCGATCAGTTCAACTTCTCGGAAAACGGCGCGATCAATTCGGGGAGGAACTGATGAGAAACATCGAGCACCTCCTCAACGTCGTCAGGCGCGAAGTCTACCGGGTTATGCAGACCTATTCGCACGGCAAGATCGCCGAAGTGACGAGCTACGATCCCAAAACCCACATGGCGAAGGTGAAGTTCAAGCCGCGCGACAACGAGAGCGGCTGGCTGCCCATTCAAACGCATCACGTCGGCGACGGCTTCGGCGTTCTCGTCGGGCTTTCCAAGGGCGACATCGTCAAGGTCGAGCCGCACAACGGCGACCCGAACGCCATGCAGATCACCACCCGCTACCATCACGACAAGGCCAAGCCGCCGAAGGTCGAGAGCGGCGAAATGCTGATGAAAGACAAGAACGGCACGACGATCTTTTTCGATAAGGACGGCAACCTTCACATCAAGTCGAAGGGTAACGTCTTCATCAACGGCTCGGGGAGTACGCCCTGATGACGCTCGTCATTCGCCTCGGCGACACTTCCGATCATGGCGGCCAAGTCATCACCTCGGCGTCGCGGACCTATTACAACGACAAGCTCGTCGCGCGGATCGGCGACATTCTCGATTGCCCGCTGCACGGCCCCAATCCGATCGTCGAGGGCTCGGCGAAGCAGGTCGTCGAAGACAGCCCCGTCGCCCGCGAGGGCGACCATGCCGCGTGCGGCGCGGCGCTCATCCACGGCCAAGCAACGTCGGAGGATAGCTGATGGATGCGGCCCATTGGTATGGCGAAGACCTGGCGCTTTCCGCCTCCGGCGACCTTCTCATGGCCGACGGTGTCGATCTTTGCAATCAGCGCATCGTTCGCCGCCTGATGACGACGGAGGGCGGCTATTGCTGGCATCCCGACTACGGCGGCTCGGTGCCGCTCAGGGTCGGCGGCCTCAACGGCGCGCTTCCCGATGAAAACGCCCTCGGACTGCTTTCGGTCAACGCCGTCGTCAGAACGCAAATGTTTCTCGAAGAGAGCGTGCAGCAAGACCCCGAGCCAACCGTCGCGATCTCGCCGATCAATGGCGGGGTCTTCGTGTCGGTCCAGTACATCGACGCGCTTTCTGGCGATAACGCCTCCCTCGATTTCGACGTGGTGCTCTGATGACAGCAATCAACCTCAAGAGCTTCGCGAGCTTCGTGCAGGAGCAGGCCGCCAACATTCAGGGCCGGGTCAAGCAGCTCATCGATTTTTCGACGGGTTCGGTGATGCGGGCCAACGTCGAGGCCAACGGCGGCGTTGGCTTGTGGCTGCAGGCGCAAATCCTGCGGGTACTGGCGACGACCCGCGCCGCGACCTCGACGGGCGCCGATCTCGACAGTTTCGTCGCCGACTTCGGGCTGGCGCGGCTTGGCGCGGCGAACGCCATCGGCACCGTCACGCTCTCCCGCTTCACGCCTTCGGCGCAAGCGGTCATTCCAGTCGGCGCCACCGTGCAGACGAGCGACGGCACCGTCAATTTCGCCGTCATCGCCGATAACTCGAACTCGAATTTCAACGCCGGTCTCAACGGCTACGTGCTCGGCGCTGGGATTGCGTCGATCGACGTGCCGGTCATGGCCGAGGTGCCGGGGGTGCAGGGCAACGTCGCGCCGGGCACCATCGGCTTCATCACGACGCAGATCGATTTCGTCGACACCGTCAGCAACGCCGCCGCGATCGTCGGTGGCGGCGACGCCGAGAGCGACGCCTCGCTCCGCACCCGGTTCATCGATTACGTTCAATCTCTCCGGCGCGGAACGCCTGACGCTATCAAGTTTGCGGTGATGAACCTGCAGCTTGGTACGCAGGCCCTCGTCGTCGAGTTTACGAACCCCGATTTTACGCCGAACGACAATTTCAATTTCGTCGTCGTCTCGACGTCGGCGCTCAATCCGGTTCCCGACACGACGCTCATGAACCACGCCAAGGATGCCGTCGAAGCCTACCGGGCGGGCGGCATCCGTTACGGCGTCTTTCCCGCCTCAGTCGTCTCGGCCGACGTGTCGATGTCCCTGACGCTCGCTGACGGTTACGATTTTCAGACGATGGTCGCGGGCGTCGGGCTGACGCTCCAAGGTTACGTCAATGGCATGAAGCTCGGCGACACGCTCCGCATCGCCCGGCTCATCCAGATCGCGCTCGATTATTCACCGGGCGTCATTTCCGCCGACGACGTCCGCATCAACAACGTGCAGGCCGATCTCATCGTCACCGCCCGCAACATCGTTCGCGCCGGGAGCGTCACCGTCTCATGATTGGCGATCAACAAGACGTCTTGCGGCGACAGAGGGCGACCCTCGGGTCGGGCTGGTTTCCCGACCAGTCGCCGGTCCTCGATGCCGTGCTGTCCGGCTTCTCGCTCGTCGGCTCGCAGGCTCATTCCCTGCTTATGTACGTGCGTCAGCAGGGCCGCATCAAAACGGCGTCCGATGGTTTTCTCGACCTCATCGCCTTTGATTTCTTCGGGCTTCGGGTCAAGCGCCGCAACGGCCAGGGCGACGATCAATTGCGGGCGACGATCATCGCCGAGATTTTCCGCGACCGGGTGACCCGCACCGGCATTCAAAAGGCCGTCGGCGACCTCACCGGCTTCGACGTCCGCATGTTCGAGCCCTTCAACGCAAGAGACACCGGCGGCTTCAACACGCCCTATCTCGGCTGGAATTGCCTCGGCCGCTGGGGCTCGCTGATGCTGCCGCGGCAGATCTTTATCGCGACGCTCAACCCGCGCGGCGCCGGTATTCCAAACGTCGGTGGCTTCAATGACGGTCACGGCGGTTGGGATAAGGCGCCCGGCATGTGGGGCTCGCCGACGCTCATCAAGGGCGCCGTCACGCAGGCCGACGTCTACGACGTCATTAACGCGACGCGGGCGATGGGCGTCACGCCTTGGGTATCGATCGGCTATCCGCCGGAAGCTCGCCTCGACGATGATTTCATCCTCGACCAATCGCTCTTGGAGTAGGCCATGACCGCACAATTCAGCTCCAAGCAAATCCTGACCGCGCTCATGCTGAACGCGGCTTTCAACGCCAAGGTCGACGCCTCCATCGGCGCGGCGATGCAGGCGGCGATTACGCGCCTCGAAAACTTGGGTGCGCAAAATTACCTCGGCCTCTGGGACGCCTCGACGAACACGCCGCCGCTCGCCTCCGGCGTCGGCACCAACGGCGACACCTACACGGTCTCCGTTGCAGGCGCGACGGAACTCGACGGCGTCGCGAGCTGGGGCGTTGGCGACAAGGTGACCTTCAACGGCGGCCTCGGCGTTTGGCAGCGGACCCCGAATATCGCCAACAGCGTTTCTTCCGTTGCGGGCCTGACCAGCGTCGTCACGGCGGCAGATTTGATCGCGGCGCTCGAGTTGACGATCGATGACATCACCGACGCGACAATCGTCGGCCAAGGTCTCGTCAGGGCCGCGACCGCCGCGGCGGCGCTCTCTGTGCTCGGCGCGGGCTCGGCGGCAACCAAAGCCGCTGGCACGAAGAAGAACAACGTCCTGCTGCTCGCCGACGACGACAAGTTGCCGCCGCTCGACGGCTCGGCGCTGACCGGCATCAACGTGCCCGTCATCTCGGTCGCCGGCCGCACCGGCGCCGTGACGCTTGCAAAGGCCGACGTCGGCCTCGCCAACGTCGACAACACCTCGGACGCCAATAAGCCCGTTTCAACGGCGCAACAGACGGCGCTCAACGCCAAACTCGCAACTGCAGGTCTTGGTGCGGCCCTCGCCGCGCTCGGCCTCGGCGGCGTCGGGAGCTTTGCCTACCTGGCACTGTCGACGACCGGCGGCAGCATCGTCGCCGGGCAAACCTACCCCGGCTCCGATCTTCTCTACGCTGGCATCTTGGGCACGAGCAACGCCTGCCTTCTGGCGACCAACGGCGCGCCTCCGGGGACGTGGCGGAGCATGGGCTATTGCAGTGCCACGACCTACCGCTGCTCAACGCTCTTTCAAAGGATCGCCTAGATGATCGATGGTCCAAACATTCCCATCCGCAACGTCCGCTACAACGCCCACGGCAGCATCGATTGTGAAATCGAGATCGTCGAAAACGAGTGGATACCCTTTACGGCGACACTCAATGACGTCGAGCCGCATTCGGCGCAGATTTACCAGCGGGCGCTCGCCATGCAGCCGGTCGCTTACGTCGCGCCGACGCCGGTCGAGGGTGACTATCAGATCGCCGTCCAATCGCTGATCGATGCGACGGCGGCGGCACGCAATTACACCGACGGTAATTCGTGCGTTTCCTATGTCGGCGACACCGTCAACCCGCAATGGGCAGCGGAAGCGGCTTGGTTCAAGGACTGGCGCAGCCAAGTCTGGGCCTACGTCTTCGCGCAGCTCGCGCTCGTCACGTCGGGGCAGCGGACGCAGCCGACCGTTGCCGCGCTCATCAGTGAAATCACCGCCAAATTTCCGATCAACTGGCCGCAGTCGGCAGGTTGATCCAGACGGACACTCGTCACGCCGCGTTCATGGCGATCCGAAATTCTGAGGGGACGTTATGGACCGCAAGCTCGCATATCCGACGCAAATTCCGCTCGTTGAGGATTGGCTCAACAGCCAGAAGAACACGATGATCGCGCTGGCGGCGCTGACCCAGTGCATCAACGGCACGCCGGTCGTCGCCGATGGTCTTGCCGTCATTCCAACCGTGCCGGCCTCGCTGGCGGTGCAGGTGTTGCCGGGCTCGATCTATTCGCCGGTCGCCGTCGATACGACCGACTATGGCATCGTCGGCAACGACACCGTCCACACGATTATGAAACAGGGCGTCAATCTCGACGCCGTGGTGCTGACGCTTGACCCGCCGACGACCGCTGGGCAGTCGATTAACTACCTGATCCAGGCGCAGCTCAGCGAGGGCGACACCGACGATATGGTGCTGCCCTACGTCAACGCCGCCGACCCCGACCATCCTTTCTCCGGCCCCAACGACAGCGGCATCATGCAGCCGACGACCCGCGAGGCGCGCGTCGTCGTGCAGGCCAAGGCTGGCGTCGCCGCCACCGCCGGAACGCAGACGACGCCCGCGCCTGATGACGGCTGGGTTGGGCTTTATCAGGTGACGGTCGCGCAAGGTGCGACGACGCTCGACAGCACCAAGATCATTCAGGTCGAGAGCGCGCCTTTTCTGTTCAAGAAGCTGCCGGAAATTCCGGCCTGGGTACAGTCCGGCGCTTTTCTCTGGGCCAACAACGATACGGGAACGGCGAACGCGATCGTTGCAACCTGCACGCCAAAGGTGACGAGCTACACCAAGGGGCAGCACTTTTTTGTCAAGAAAGGGCCGAACGCCAACACCGCCAACCTGACGTTCGACGGCGGCGGCGGCGCGGTCGCCGTTCTTGACTTGACCGGCGCGCAGATCGGCCCCGGCAACGCTGGCGCTGGCTACGTCATGCACCTCGTTTTCGACGGCGCCAGCATGAGGTGGGTCAACGGTTCAATTACGCAAACGAGCGTCACCTCGATCACCGCCGCCTCGGGCGAGGGCATCACCGTCAAGGGCGACAACTCCGTCAACCTGAACATTCCTGGCCTCGGTGCTGGGTTGCCGACGGCGCTCGATCTCTTGGTTTTCTTCGACAACGAAGGCGGCCATCACATGAAGGTGTCCTGGGCGTCGCTTTTGGCGCTGATCCAGGCATCCGTCGGTTCACAAAACCTCAAGGCGCTGGCACCGGTCATCATGATGCGGGAGCAGCGGCCGGGGACGGCGGGGGCTCCAAGCGGCATCGGCGGCGCCTGGAATACCCGCAAGCTCAACACGACGCTCGCCAACCAAATGGCGTCGATCGGCAGCGTCATCAATACCAGCACGGGGCAGATTACGCTTCCGGCTGGCAGTTACCGGGTCGACGCCGCCGGTGCGTCCTACGCCTCTGGCAATAGCCGCGTCCGGCTGCAGGACGTAACCAACGGCGTGACGCTCGGGCAGGGCATCACGACCGACACGCACACCGACGGACCGGGCGGCGCTTCCGATACGCACGCAGTCACGACGCCGTCGACGATGAACACCTACTTCACGCTCGCTGCTCCGGCGGTCGTTGAGCTGCAGCAGTACGTGTCGAACACGACGCCGCTCGGCGACACCACCAACATCGGCTCCGATCAAATCCACATCGACAGCTACATCTCCATCACGAAGGACGGCTGAGGCGATGCTAAGGCTCACCCGAGACGATCTGCAGCACATCGCGCCGCGGCCGAAGACGCCGAAGAAGGCGGCGATCTGGGACGGCTACGTCGCTGCCCTAACGTCGCCGGAAGGCGCGGCGCTCTTTGAGCGGTATCAAGTCAACACGCCGCTCAGGGTGCAGCACGCGTTGGCGCAATGGGCGGGGCCGGAGACGGCGGGCTTCTCGCTCATCCGGGAGAGCGGCGCTTATACGGCGGCGGGCATTCTCCGCGTCTTCAGCTATCCGCATCACTCTTCGCCGGTCTCGGAAGAGGAAGCCCGTGAGATCGCGGCGCTCCCCGTCTACGACGACGGCTCGGGTCCGCGTGCCGACCGGCTCTTCGAGCGGGTCTACGGCTATCTGACCCACATCGGACCGACGCTCGGCAACACGCTGCCCGGCGACGGCCAGAAGTATCGCGGCCTTGGTCCTAATCAATTGACCGGCAAATACGCCTGGATGCACGCGGCGCTTCTCATCGGCTGCCCGATCGAAGCCTTGATACAGCCGATCAACATGCTGCACGCGGCGCTCATCGAGTGGAGCGAGAAGGACTGCAATCTCTACGCCGACCGCGACGATTGCGTCTCCATCCGCAAGCTCATCAACTGCGGCTCGCTGAGTGTTCCGCTGTCGAAGGTCAATGGCCTTCCGGCGGCGCAGGCAGCGTTGAAGCTTTGCAAGAACGTCATCACCGACGCCGACTTTGCTGATGGCGTTGCGACGGAGGCGATGCCCGACGTGCCGCCGCCCACCAGCGACGGCCGCCTGACGGCCAACAACGAGTATCAGCCGGACAACCTGTGGCAATCGACAGAAATGCACGCGGGCGCGGCGGGCACCGTCGGCTCCGGCGCCACGGCAACGACGAAGGTCATGTCCTTCATGCCGCGCGCCATTGGTGCGGCGTCCGCAACGGGGCGGTTCAGCTTCACCGCCTTCCTGCTGGCGATCTTGTCCGATCCGGAAGCCTGGGAAGCGGTGGGCGCGATGATGGCGGCTGGCGGCTGCGTCTATCTCATGGTGCAGCGCTACAAGCGATTTCATATCTGGGGGGTGTGATGGCGGCGCTTTTCTCAGGCCTTTGGGCGGCCATTACCCGCTACTCGCTGGGCGACATCGCCACCGTCCTCATCGGCGGCGCGCTGATGACGGCCGCGGGCGTCGGCGTCTACAAAGTGACGGACGCCTTCGAGCGGGCAGGAGCCGCGCCCGAGCAGGTCGCGAACGCCAAGCTGAAATGCGACAACCAGAAGATCGCCGCCGACAACGCCGCGATGGAAGAACTCGTCGCCGCCAACCGGCGCGCGGCAGAGGCGGCGCAGAAGGAACGCGACCGACAAAAGACGGTGGCCGACCAGCGGCTTTTCAAAATCCATGACCTCGAAGTGCAACTCGCGGTGAAACCCGCGGCGCCGGAATGCGGCTATTCGCCGGAAGTGACGGGGAGCCTCCGCAAATGATGACGTGTCGCAAAAACACGATTTCGTGCGCATATCGGCTGGCATATGTCGCAAGCGTGAGCATGTTGCTCGCGGCCTGCGATGACCCATTCCACCCCGCAGCGCCGCCGCCGGTCCTCGTGACCAAGGTCGTGACGCCTGACCTGCCCGCCGAATGCACCTCGCCCGATCCCAACTGGATCGACCCGCCGAAAGGCTTTGAGCCTATCGGCCACGTCGCCGAGCGGGAGCAGAAAAACCACGACCATTTCAGCGACATGAAGAGTGACCGCGCCGTGTGCCGGGCCGGAGTGAAGGCCGCAGCAGCTAAACCGAAGGGATAAGACAATGGACGTGACCAACCTGCCGCAAACGCCGCCCGCGACGCCGCCGTCGGCCATCGCCAGCGCCGAAGCAACCGCCGGAGCCGTCGCGCACGCACTCGCCGACGCCGCCAAGGAAGTTCTCGTTGACGCCGAAGAGGCGGCAGCTCGCGTCACCGCCGCCGCCAAGCCGCACTGGACGGCGTTTCTGACCGACTGGCGATCATGGGCGACGCCAACCCGCATCGCCTTCGTCATCATCGTGACCTTGGGCTCGGTGCTTTTCATTCAATTCGGATACGGCCTCATCAATTTTGCAAGCGGCAGCATCCGAGCAGCACACGCCTACGCGCACGGGCAAGTGGTGACCAAGGCTGATCTTGCTGCCAAGGCCAACCTCACCGCGGTGCCGAGCCGGGCACAATTTGCAGCGCTGGCCAAGACCGTCGAAGCGCTCGATGCCGATGCCACCGACGCCAAGGCGCGGCTCGCTGCCGTCGAGAAGCAGCTGGCGGATGCCGAAGCGGCGTTGGCCGCGAAGAGGAAGAAGACGCCGCGCAGAGCGACGGTTCACGAGAAGCCTGAAAATTCGCCGTTTTGGTCATTCTGACGGAGAGACGAGAGGCGCCTAACATGGGCCAGAATGCAGATGCCGCCGCACCGAATTTCGAGTGGGTTGGGGCCGCCGCAAAGCTTGCGGCGCCCGGAGTACCTGCGAACCCTGAGACGGCCAGCGGCCGACGATTGGGCTGGGAGACTGGCGGTCGCCGAGAACGAAATCAATCACCTGTGGATAGCGGGCGACCGCAAGGCGGAAGCGATCGAAGTGCTGCAGGAGATCATCCGGGAGCACGGCGAGCACATCGAGCGGCAGAGACGCCTCCGCCGCTTCCTCGTAAGGCACTGGCTGGCGATCCTGAAAGTCATCGCCGCCTCGCTGATGTTCGCGCTGACCATGCTCAACCTGATGGACGTCAACTCGGCGGCCCACCTTTACAAAAAGGCGGTGCAGTTCCGCGAGGCGATGCACCTGGGAGAGGCAAGCGAGTAGGCGGGCCATCGATCCCCGATATTCTCTTCATCGTGGCGATCGTCTCGTGCCTGTCCTCGATGATCGCGGTCGCCATTTCAGCGGTCGCCTTCAAGGGGCCGCCGGCCGACGCCATCACCTTCCGGCAAATGACGCTGGCGCGCAACGTCGTCAAGGCGGGCGAAGATCTGCAGTTATCATTCACCTACGACAAGCGGGCCGCCTGTTTCGGCACCGGCGCCTATGGCGAATACTACTTCCGGGTCTGGGATGGCGACGGCAACGCCTCAAGCCTGCGGAAATTGCCGGACGGCCGCGTCGCCGACGATCCCGCGGGGCTCGGCCAGCGAGCGAACCTGATCGTGACGCTCGCTCATATCCTGCCGCCGCTGGAGCCGGGACGCTACGCCTTGCAGGTCGTCGCCGCCTTTCGCTGCAAAGGCGAAAACCAGCAGTTCGTGTTGTCGCCGAAGGTGCCGTTCGTGGTTTCGAGTTAGGCCGGGGTCAGCCTCTTCCCCGGCCTGGAGCGCAGCGGTCCCACACCCTGCGATCACCCGTCCGCGCTCGGCTTCATCCCCCGGCGCGGACGGGTTTATTTTGGCCTCCTACACGTCATCCTTGCATATTTCCAATACGCCTGCCTCCAGTCGGTCGCGAGGTCGTGACGCGCTTCTTCGAGCGTCGCCTTACCGGCGCACACGCACCGCATCGCCTGGACTTCGACGCGATCCTTGCGGCGGGCTTCGGTCCAGGGTTCGAGCTGCAGATTGGAAGTGTCGGCGGGTGCGCCGCCGAGACAGAGCGGGACGATGTGATCGAGTTCATACTTCTTGCGGTCGGCCCAAGTTTCGCCGCGCGCCTTCAACATTCTGAGTTTGATGAGGCTTGTCGTGTACCAGGGCGGCCGAACGGTCGCCGTCCAGCCCTTGACGCAGATCGTCGACGCGATCGTCGTTTGCGTCACCGCCGGATTGAGTGCCGGATCGGCGTGCGCGGCGCGAACGCCGAGCACGATGCCAACGCCGATGAGTAGCGCGGCAGCGGCGCAAAGGAAGGCTTTGGCGAGCGGCTTCATGGCGAGCCCTTTCCCAGCGCGTACCCAACGAGACCGACGATGACGTAGGACAGCAGGCGACCGAGCGTCATGCCGAAGATCGCGCCGAAAAACCACCACACGAAGAGCGCGAAAAGCGCCAAAAAGGCCAAGACGACGATGTTGCTGCCGATGTCGATTTTGATGTTTTTGCTCATATCCTAAAGCCAACTTTCTACGATGACGTAGCTGTCGCTCTCGTCGCGCGGGAAACACGCGAGGCCGGGCGGCAATTGCGCCCGAACCTCTTCGAGCGTCGCGCCCGTGATGACGGCCGTGGTTGCTTGCATCTGACCATCACGCGATGCGACGTTGGCGCGGGCGATGAAGCCCTCCGGGTAATCGAAGGGCTTCTCGTAGATCGTCCACACGGGCATGTAGCCGGCGTCGACGAGGTGCTTGTGAGCTTCGACCGGCGTCATTCCAGCGGCTCGAAGTTGTCGGCGAAGTATTGCGCCGCGACGAGCCATTGATCGGTGTGGTTTTTGGGATTGCGGGCGATCATGTCGCCAGCTTTCGGGCTCCCAGCGTCGCGGTCGGGCTTGGAAATGCTGACGTGTTCCAAGTCCTCGCCCTCGACGTAGGGCCTCAGCTCGGCGATCTGACTGCGGCGGTATTGTTTGAAATCGCTGCTCACTTCGTTATCTCCCGTAAAGCTTTCCGCAACATCCGCCGCGTCTCTCTGACAGCGTATGACTTCGCCGCTTGCTGCGTTGCAAATCCGCCGATGCGGCCTATGGGATATTCCAAGTCGGCGACGAAGGAGCCTTTGAGATCTGGGTCCTGCGGTGCTGATTTCCATATCCGGATCACGCCCGGCGACTTTCCAGCGTAGATGTCGCCCGAGGGATGCTGGCGCCACTTCATTCGAACTTCTCCGCGTCGCGTGCCTGCCACTTGAAGCTGTTCATTGCGCGCTCGTCCCCTCGACGCCGCGCGCCTGACGGTCAGACGTGCGCATCTTGAGCCAGCCAAGAGCGCTCTCGACGTCGATTAGCGCCATTGCGTTTTCGTGGCACTTGTAAGGGCCGCTCTGAAAGCCTTGGAGCCGGTCGATGCAGATGGCGAGCAGGCTTTCGATGCTGATGCCGTTGACGCCGTGCTCTTTGACGGGGCCATTCTGGAAGAAAATCTCAGTGGTGTCGTAGCTGAGCATGTCGTTGATCTGGTATCGGTGACATGCTCCACCGTGGCCGGGCTCATCGAGCACCAAGATTTTGAGCTGATCGTCCAGCTCGTTGCCCTTGTGTGTCGTGATCTCTCTCATGGCGTCCTCACTTGTAGATCAGCGCGCGAACGGCGCAGTCTTTGGCTTCGAGAAGTTTGCGGAGTGCGACGGTGCGTTCCGGGTTGCGCGGCACCGTTGCGACGAGGTGATCGGCCATCGATGCGAAAGGCCGGCTGACGGCCTGGAGCCCTTCTGGCAAATGCGCGTAGCCAAAGAATTGAAGGATCGGCTCGTCGCGATCCGAGTTCGGCGTGTTTGACATTTTATTTCCGCTTTCCGGTGAATGCTCCCGTTGCACCAACGCGCAGTTCCGCGCCGGGAAGCTCGGCGAGAACGGACAAGGCAGTCGGGTCGCCCTGGGCTTCCCGTTCGATCTTCAAGCAGTTGACAAAGAAGCGCCGCGCCGGAGCTTCGAAGCTTTGAAAAAGCTCGAGCGTTCGCCGGATGCCGTCGAGGCGGGTGACCGATTGCTGGCAGGCGGCAACGTCGCTGCCGGTTGCGTGTTCAAGTCGGAGCTTGGCGGCGACGAGCTGCGCCGCTATTTCCTCAAGGTAGCCGTCGAGCGGCGATGGCTCGCTCATCGGAAGTCTCCGCGCGTGCGGCGCCACTCATCGCAAGCGGTGATGACCCGGTGGCATTGATCGAGGCTGAACATGCCGATGTGGCATTGGTCGCGCTCGATACCGAGCGTTTCGGCCAGCCATTTGTAGGCGGCCTTGCGGGCCGCGCCTGAGCCCTGGCGGCTGAACCCGCTCATCACATGCCAGAGAGGGTCGAAGGCCGCGTGCGCCCTCCGGCGGGCGCTTCTCAGCGCATAATTGGCGGCGGTGCCGAGAGGCTTGGTTGTGTGGGGATGGCAGCCGACCCAGGCCCGGCAGGGGCGGCAGAAATAGAAGGACTTCTGAGCGAGGTCGGGCCGCTCGGGATAGACGGCTTCGCCGGTTTCGAGTTGCGCAGGCTTGCCGCAATGAGCGCACGTTGCGGCGTCGTTTCGTGTGCCCCTTTTTGTGCCCACGCCCGCCGCGTTTGGCTCGTTTGGCGCGCGGTTGGAACGGGAATTTCCTAGGTTTTTCAGAGAAGGTGTGGAGGCCACGCCCGGAATTGAACCGGGGTACGCGGATTTGCAGTCCGTTACGTCACTTTTTGGCATCGTCGTCATCGGGTTGTTTTCCATTTGAAATTTGCCTTGTGCCCCCTTTAGTCCGATTTCACTAGGGGTCACAAACCGGGGGCACATCGGAGGCTTTGGCCGCCTTGGCGGGGGCTACAACACTCGCGTCAATTGAACTTTCCAGATGCTCAACCTCAAGGAAAGCGTAGTGCTTCTGGGTGACCTTGGTGCCTGAGTGGCCGAGCCAGCGTGACACGCGCTCGATCGGCATCCGGTGATCCTGTAGCAGCCGACAGCCGCAGGTGCGCCGGAGGTCGTGCCACTCGACGTCCTTGATCTCCTTTTCCTTGAGCACGGCTTGGAGCTGCCGCCACGCCCAGGTGTGCTCGACCTGAACCGTCTCGCCGTCGTCGTTGATGCGCCAGAAGAGAAAATCGGTGGCGTTGTTTTTCAGCCGGCGCTCGGTGATCTCCCAGGCGCGCGGCAGGAGTGGCACCCACCGCTGTTTGCCCGACTTCGAGATTTCGGCCCTGACGTGGACCCGCTTGTTACGGCGGTCGATGTCGGCCTTTAAGATGTTCCACTGCTCGTCGGCGCGCAGCCCGGTATCGAGCGCCCAGGCGAAGCGGTCGTAATCCTCGTTGCTGATGTCTTCGAGCAGCAACTTTTCCTCGTCGTGATGCAGGTAGCGGCTGCGGCCTTCGGCCTCGACCATCGCCCGCTTTTTCTTTCGGGCTCTGAGGAAGGGCTTCACCGGGTTATGCTTGATCCACTCCCACTCTTCGGCCGACGAAAAGATCGACGACAGGCACGCGAGGTCGCGCTTGATCGTGACCGGCGAAATACGCTGTTTTGAATTTTTGCGCGGCCGCATTTTCCGGCGATGCTGCTCGAAGGCGTACAGCTCTTTCGAGCCGATGTCCCTGAGCCGCATGTGCCCGAAGTAGGGGAGCAGCCAGCCAAGCGACGTGTCATAGCGCCGGATGGCGCCTTTCCTGAGCGTCGGCAAGTGTTCCTCGATCCACTTATTTGCGGCCATCCGGACGGTGTGATCGGTGTCGACCTTGAGGCCCGAGCGGGCGGCGTCGACGTCCTTCACCCAGGCGGCGAAGACTTGCTCAGCAATCTCTGGATCTTTTGTCTTGAGGGGTCGGCGGAGGGGCTTGCCCTGTCGCTTGATTTTACCCCACGCCCAGCCATTGCGCCAATAGATGCCCACGGCCTTCTCTCCAGTCGTTCTTCGGGTTTCAATTCGCGGCCCTTGGAGCCGCCGCTCCCCCACCATTTGAGGAAGCCGTCGCGATCGTAGTGCCACCGGCTGCGGGGACCGTTCGGCTGGTAAGCCCAATCGATCGCGCCGGTCTCAGCCATTTCCTGAATTGTCCGCATCTTGTAGCCGGTGATGCGGCTGATCTCGGCGGAGGTCATGCGCTCAGGGAGCGCCGCTTCAATCGGTTCGGTCGTCATCGTGTGTCCGTTGTCTGGGGTACGCGCACGCGCTTCTGGAACGGCCGGGACTGCATCTTGCGCCCCTTCGGCCACTGTCGTTTCGGTTTTGGCCTGGACGCTGGCCGACTTTCTGAATTGGAAAGCATCTGGGCACGAAAAGCCGCTTCCTTGGCCCGCTTCTTCAAAATCCGCTTGGTGCGGGCCGCCTCGGTGACGTCGCCGCGATAGACGCCGTTGCCGAAAGTCTGCTTGTCGTGGGCCTTACAGGCCGTCGTTTGCGGATTGTGCAACAGCGTCATGTAGGCCGGGTCATTGGCGTGCGGCGTGTAGCTCGCGGGATCGGATTTCGGCTTCGTCTCGTCGCGCTTTCTGACCCACAAGGGCGGCGCGTGATTGACGACGGCGAAGCCGGGCGCGATGGGCTCATGGCAGCCCTGGCAGACGCCCGCTTCGCGCTGCCAGACGACTTCCTTGGCCGTCTTCGAAATTGCTGGTCGCCGATCGCTCACGGAAAATCCCTTGCTGAGTGTCGGCGGCAACGGCTACCGCTCCGCCGCCGCCGACGTTGGTGTCCGCTGCGGCCTACGCCGCCTCCTGTCCCGGTCCAGCATCACCTTGAGCTTCGTCCCCGGCGTCATCACCGACGGGATCAACACCGTAGCGAAAGACGAACTCGTCGAACGTCTCCGGCTTGTTTTCGACCGGCATTTCGAAGCGCAGTTCGACGGCTTCGGCGCCGTACTCTTCGCAGAGCTTTTGCGCCAAGGCTTGCATTTCGGCTTGGTCGAGTTTTTTCACTGCATCACTCATGGCTTTCTTTCGTCGCTTGAGCGCGGCGAGCCCCGCCGCCGGGACGCTACAATTACGCTGCCTGCTGCCCTCTCTTGTCGAGCCAGTAGCGGGCCGAGAATTTCCACCCCTCATCCATGTCGGACTTGTCGATGATCCATCTGAGATAGCCGGGCTCGTCTTCGAGGCGCTTGCCCTTGTGCATCCCGAAGCTGAATTTGCTGTAGAGCGGCGGCTCGGCCTGCCATTTCATTTGTTCGGCCCACGGCGCGGCGCCGGAGAGGTCGCAGAAGAGCGCGCCGGTCACGATACAATCGGAGAGCGCCCGGTGCGCGTCGATCGTCGACCGCATTTGCCCGAGTGGATTGAAGTGGCCGCGCCAGTAGCGGAGCGTGTTGTTTTTGTGGTTCGGCGCCTCCGGCCAAATGCGTAGCGCCGCCTTCATGGTGCAGTACCACTTCGGCGCGCCGAGCAATTGATGCAGGAAGCTCTGCTCGAACGCGGCGTTATGCGCCACGAAGAGGTCGGCGCCCTGGTACATGCCGATGATCTCGGAGACGTGCGGCTTGTCCTTCACGTCAGCGTCGATGATGTGATGCACTTCGCTTGTCTCCGGCGGGATCGGAATGCCGGGGTTGCAAAGGTGCGATTGCCGGGCGACGATTTCGCCGCCACGGCCAAGATCAATCGAGGCTATTTCGACGATCTTCGCCGTCGCCGGGTCGGTGCCAGTCGTTTCGATATCCACAACCCTCACAACCATTTTCCTACCTCTCGCGTTAATGCCTGTTCGACCGGCCAGCGTCGATTGAGGCGGCCTTTCAGCGTGTCATAAGGAATGCCGGTTGCGCGGGACCAGCCCGCAAGAGTTTTGATCTGCCCTCGGAAGGAAATCAGCCGGTTATTGCGCTTGTTATTCGCCTGCTCTAGCGGTGAAGCCCAACGGCAATTTTGTTTCGAATAGCCCTGAGAATTATGCTTGCGGTCAAGCGTTCCCAGAGGGGGGCGGTCACCCATGTCCGCATAGAAATTCTCGAATTTTTGCCATCGTCGGCAAACTTTGATCCCGCGGGCGCCGTAGTCGGCATACCGCTGATGTCGCGGGTTGCTGCACCGGGCGACCATGTCAGCCCAAATCCAATAGATTTTTGATCCGGCTTGACCATGTTTCGTACTGCGCTTGGTGCAGCTTTCTCGCCTCCCGCACCCGCACGATTTTGTATTACCGGTCCGCAAGGAATTTCCGATGACATCGAGCGTCGAACCGCATTCACACCGGCACGCATAAACTCGTTCTCGACCACGATTGGCGCACGCCTTTACGACGGTTAGGCGACCGAATTTCCTGCCAATCATTTCGATGGGTGCCGGGCTCACTGCAGCTTGCCTCTCTGCATGGATGCGACGAAGTCGGTGCAGAATTTGTTGGTGATCTCGATCCTCTTCATTGCCGGGATCGAGTTGGCGAGCGTCGTTGCCGCGAGGCTCGCCATGACGTTGACCAAGTCCTCGACGTAGGCGTCGAAGTTCTCGCTGCCGTGATGCCGCCCCGCCAAAAAGCCGAGCAGGGGTGATGCGAGAACGACGATGACGCTCATCAACTCACGGGTGTCTTCCGATTGCGCCGCGATGGCGGCTTTGATGTCTGGAAAATCCGTCATCACATTCTCACCTGATGCAAAGCGGTATCGATGCGGCGATGCAGCTCGGCGAGCGCGCGGGCTTCTTCGTCGG